GCCAGCCGAGGTGCCTACGTGAAGCAAGTTCAATTCCGGATCATGCGCAAGGGCTGTCACCGCATCAGAGGCACCATAGAGGGTAGCCTGTGCGCCTTCTTGGAACAGCACCTTTTCGTCCTCGTAGATTTTGGCGATCTGTTCGGCTGTGGGTGCGGTGGCGGAGATGCGCCAGAGGGCGAGGGAGCCTGAAAGCGGGTTTGCTCCACCCTGACGGGAGCCAACTTGCAAAGTTGCAGAGGTGTTGTCCAAGTCGCTGGTTTGAGAAAGCGTGTTTGCAAGAACCCCATCAACGAATAACTCCAACACACCTAAACGACGAAGCCCAACAATATGAACCCAAGTATCCGTATTTACAGCATTGCTACCAGAACAACTATCAGTTCCCGTATCAACAACAAAAACTCTGGGGAGAGTTGAACTAATCCCGACCGCAAACCAAACACCCGAAAGAGCTGCGTCCCCTCGTATAATAATATCCCCATTACCGTCAGCAGTCTTCACCCACCCCATAATACAGAAATCACCCGTCCCAAAATCAAGGTCAGAGTTATACGGCTGCTCAAGGTAGTTGCTGGAAGTGAACCCACTGTAGGCCACCAGATCAGCGCCCGTTGCCACGGGGGTGCGGGTCACAGTGCCGTTGATAGCTAGGCCGTTGTTGTTCACCGAGCGGTCTGCGTCGGCTAGGCGTAACGTCGGTTCTTTAACTGTAATTACCGCGCTAGTGCTATTTGCGGCCTGCACTCTTAGCTTATGATTGGTTGCTGTTGCGACAAAAGTGATACTCAGCAACTCGTTTTCACCGCCCGTAGTTGCTCCAACAACAAATGGATTGTTAATTTCTAACCGTGCATCTTCAACGGATGTGCTTACAACGTAAAGCGTAGCGGTATAAGTTTGACCTACAACCGTAGTAATTGACTGATCAATTATACCCAGACCGTTATTACGAGTAATCGTCAATTCATCACCCGACAATGAGAACTGCGTTACACCATCAGCTTCCCAAGATGTAGGTGGGGTTGTGCCCGTCGCACCAGTAAACGCACCATTCGTCACCAACTCACCAGACCCAACCAGATCGGTGTCATCGGTATCGGACAGGAAGGCACCCTTGATGTCGCCGTTCATCCAGCCTGTGTTGTAGGTGGAGGTGACATTCGCAAACAAACCAGATGCTTCGTTAGTAGGCACGGGATGATGAAAAGAAATGCCCGTGTTTGAACTTTCCATCGCTATATCATTGCCGCTAATAGGAAGGCTTTCTCGGATGTTATAGAACCCTGTAGCATTACCCATTAAACCTGAGTAATTGACTCCATCCTGATTAAAGCCATCAGCATCGTAACTAGATGTTATTTTTAGCCTTTGAGCGCCAGAGCCATACAGTAGCTTGTAGTTTTTATCAAAAGCCACCGCTCGAATGGTTACAGTATCGGAACTATCAACAACCGTCCCATCATCACGGATAACCGAAACGCCACCATCAGTCGCCACTGCAATCGTAGGCACAGGAAGCCCAGTCGCAGGGTCAATCGGGGCGTTGGGTAGCACGGTCATGGCTACGTCGTTGACCTGATCGTTCACAATCGCATATGCACTGTTTGATCTTACAAATCCATCACTGGTGTTTCGATCAGAAATGGGTTTTAGCCAATCTCTATGCTCGTTTGAGTTGCTAGAATAAGCCCTTGCTGTGTCGTCTACGAAAGAAGTGTAGTTCAGAAAGCCTACACTGCTCTTACGTCCAATACAGAGAATGCCATTTAGCATTGCCACACTAGACGTAACTCGGCTTGTAGGAGCTATATAGCTATAGTTACCTGCGTTAAACACCATCCACATCGGCAGAGAAGGATCATCACCATCGTAGATTGTTACTTGTTGCTCTTCAGCCACAATCACAGCAACAGCAGGGAACTCACGGCGAGAACCACGGGTCGCAGTGTTCAGCGTTTCGTTATACCAGCTTGTAGCTTGCGTGCGCTTACGCCATGCACCACCGTCGCTGTCCTTCGAGGTGTCGTAAACGAATACGTCAACGGCGGTGTCGGCTTTTGTTGCTGCGATGGCATCCAAGTCAAAGCCAGTCAGCGCAGCAGCAGTATTCGTTGCCGATGTAGCAGCAGCTTCAGCAGCAATTTTATGAAGGTTGGCAGTGTCACGCGCCGCCTGCGCACCGGTCTGAGCGCTTTCAGCGTCAGCTACAGAGGCGTCCAGCGTAGCTTTCTTCACCTGCACTTCATTGACTAAGCTGGTCGTCGATGTAGTAAGGCTGTTTACTGCATCTTGGAGTGTGTCGAGCGTTGCCATCTATGTCTCCTTACGCAAACGCGGTGGCAGGAATTACTGCCGCTTGAATAGCCGCGATTGCCGCAGCTTGAGTGAGTGTCGTGATCGCCTGAGTGTCTTCCATCTCGTCGATCTTGGCTGAACCATACAGAGATTTCTGGAAAACAGCAGATCCAGCGTCATTCAGGTAAAGCTCAATATAGTTAAGCCCAGAGCCAACAATAGTAAAGAAATCACCGTCAGACGTTCCAGCCAAGCCAGTAGCCGTGTCTGGATACGTATTCGTCAGGCCGTAGGTGCTGTCGCGCGCGCTCTCGGCGGCAGCCTGAGCAGCCTCCGCAGCTGTCTGTGCAGTTTCAGCGTCAGTTGCAGACGATGCCGAGGCAGTTGCGGATGAAGCTGCAGCCGTGGCAGACGATGCCGCGGCGGTTGCCGATCCAGAGGCTGCCGTGGCCGAGGAAGATGCGGCACTTTCCGACGCTGCCGCGTTGGTTTCGGATGTCGATGCGGCGGCAGCGCTGGCAGCCGCAGCCGTGGCGTTGGCCTCGGCGTCAATAATTGCGTCTATGTTGTTGGCAACGGACGTGATGTTTGCGGCGTTATCAGATACCTCGCCGATCAGCGACAAGCTGCCGACAACGGTTTGAATGTCGCCAGCAAGCCCAGCCACCGCCGTGATGTTCGACGTATTGCCAGCAACCGTCTGAATGTTGCCAGAGATCGTGTAAAGCGCGTTGATCTCGGTGCTGTCGCCAGACACTGTTCCGATCTCAGTGGCAATGTCGGCAACCGCCGCGATGTCGGTCAGCACGCCGACGCCGTTTAGCACGTTGATCTCGTCTTCAAGCGCCGCAACGCTGTTGACGTTTGAAATGTTGCCAGCAACCGCGCCAATATCCGTAGCGTCAGCAATCACGGTTGCGATGTTGGCCGTCATGCCGGCCACAGTCGTCACATTGGACGCAATTTCTGCAACCGTGTTCACGTTAGCCGAAATATTCGCAACGGTGCCGATGTCTGTCGCGTCAGCGGCAACGGCGGCAATCTCAGAGGTGATGCCAGCAACGGTCGTCACATTCGAGGCAATGCCAGCGACGGTAGTAACGTTGCTACCAATTCCAGCCACAGTGCCGATGTCGGTCAGGTCGGCATACACACCGGCGATATTCGTCAGCGCGCCGTAGACGCCATTTACGGCTGTGATGCTGCCGCCAACCGAGTTGATGTTCGAGATGTTCGTGGCAACCGTCGTCACGTTTGGCGATGTGGCGTATGTCTCTGCGGTGTTGGCATGCGTCAGCGCTGTTGACGCCGAGCTGGCAGCCGCAGACGCCTGCGTGGCTGCCGTGGAAGCGCTGGAGGCGGCGTTGGACGCGCTCGTGGATGCAGCGGAGGCAGAAGACGCAGCGGCGGTAGCAGAGGCTTCAGCGGCCTCTGCGTAGGACAGCACGGTATCGCTGTCAGTGCCGCTGTCCATGCCCGCGGTTTGTGTCCACGTTGTGGATGTCATAACTTAAACCTCGCTCTCAGCGGTCCACTGTAACGCGCCTTTTCGCTATCCATCTGCAGCGCCTCAATGGTCGACGTGTATAGGCCGCCCCAGATGGCGACGCGGTTGTCGTCTGACAAATACGGCGCCGCGATAGTCAATGCGCCATAAAGCAGGATGTCTGGGTGGTTTGTCAGCAGCCAGTTGGTCGGGGCGGCGTCCGACAGAGACGGCACGCGTGCGTAGTAAACCAGATCGGCCGGATATGCGTCGTTTGGCTCGGGATACAGCTCAATGCGGCCCGCCTCGACGCGGTAGTATTGCGGCTTACCGGCGATCGTCAGCTTGTCTAACTCCGCCATCTCGGTGACGCCGACTTGCTTGATCTCGGTGCCATCGCTGTGGCGCAGCGAGATCGTCGCCAGCCAGTCATCAGGCAGGAACTCGTAAGGCTCGTCCAACGACGTGCGCACCTTCTTTTCCTGCAGCCAGTGACGCACCTTACGAGCAATATCAGCCTCGGCCAACGAAATAAACGTCGGGATTGCCGACGTCAGATCGTCCCGATTGAGAAAATCAGCAACCGCCGACTTTAGCTCTGTGTAGGTGGTGATGCTCAAAGCCTACCCGCCCTTGTCCTAAATACTCGGTTGTCGGGATCGTTGAGCCATTTCTTCATGGCTGCCGGATCGTCGGCAATCCCCTGACGTTTCAACTCATAATACACTGAAAGCGGGATGGATGCCACCTTGTTTACATCACCCCACTTGTCAGGCGTATCGTTGGCCGCGCGCTTGTTCGCGTTGGCGATCTTCTCAACCTCTTGCACCGTCTCGATGACGTATTCCCCGTTGTCCTTGACGTGCCAATATTTCGTGATGCCCTGCTGAGCGTCGTGGCTGAATAGGCGCTTTTTCATTTCACATGCCTCCAAGTCCTTCCTGACCGAACTCCCCTTACGCAAGATATGCTTACGCCCAACTCTTTAGCAAGGTTGACATGAGAAACGCCCGATGACGCCCTAATATACCTTACTTTGTCATCATTCAAAACAGCTTTACCATTTTCTGCTCCAACCGGGGCCACGCGTGCATGTCTACCCTTGCTGATGGCGTCCATCGCGTTCTCCTGATACGTCCCGACAGATAGGTGGTCAGGGTTAACGCAGCTCGGGTTGTCACATGAGTGCATAATCACGTAGCCATCTGGTATTTCGCCATGGTGCATCGTGTATGAAAGCCTGTGAGCTGTGACAGACTTTGCTCCCTTTCCGCCTGTCTGGATTATGCCGTAAGCGTTGCGCTCTTTAGTGCCTTTCCAAAACCAGCACCCATCCGTTTTTTCGACATTTCTCCAAAACCTTTCCTCAAGCGAAGCGTGGTTTTTCTTTCCGGCGTGCGGGTCTCCGTATTTCATAAATCTTTGGTAATGCTTGCTGCACAATCCACGCCCAACAGATTTACCTGTGCATTCATTTACTTCGCATATAGACATAAAGGCCTCCATATTTCTACGGAGGCCTTCATATCACATCAACCTAATCAGGTCAATATTAGCTCGTGGATAGATCGAAAATGCCCGCATGCGCCTTCTCGGTGCCAACCTCGAGGCCGGCTTCCACCAGCATCATCGCCTTGGTTGCGTCGCCGGTTTTCGCCAGATCCACTTTCTGGATCGGACGCAGGTAGGCAACCGCCGCGTATTCAGGGTCAAGCAGGAACGCGTCGCGCTCACGCTGGAAGCGGTTGGGAACGACGGTCAGGGTGCCGAAATCCGACAGGTAAACGTCGGCCGCGCCGATGATGGTGGTGGGGCCATCCGACGGCGCCATGTAGCGCTGTGCGGCGATGCCAGCAAAACCCGACACTTGGGTCTTGTTGAACGGGCCAACCATCAGGATCGACGGGTTGCCGCCCGAGGTGTAGGCAGCCTGCATGGCAGCTTTCAGCATGGTTTCGGTGAAATCACGCTGGGTGCCGTCGGTGCGAGCGTTCGATCCGTCGCCGGTGGGCGATGCGCCGCCGGAGCCGAAGTTGTCGTTGGTGGCGATCCACGCGCCCAGACCTGCGGTCTCACGGGCGGTCGAGCTGTTGCCGGCAACTTTGGCGTTGTTCAGGCACAGGGTTGCTTCCAAGTCGCGCTTCAGCTCACGGCCGCGCTTTGCGATCTGGTAGGCAACCTCGTCGTTGCGGCCGGCCAGATCTTGAGCGGCCAAGTTGTCGGCGATGACCATGCTGCGACGCAGGATCTGGGTGTAGTTGCCTACGCGGGTGGTTGCCGCGGTGGCGTCGAACGAAGCAACGTCGTCACCGTCGATGACGGCGGTGGTGCTGACGGCTGCCAGATCGTCGGTCTGCCATTCAAAGTAGGTGTTGCTGACGTTTTTCGAGCCGATGTTCGACTGCAGCGGCACCTCTTCGGGGGAGATGTTGTTGATGACATTCGCCAGTTCTTCGCGAATGCCTTTCGCCGAGAACGACGTGAAGGTGTTGGTTACGATAGCCATTTAAGTGTCCTCACAAGAGAGTTTTGATTGCGGCCGCCGCATCTTTGAGACGGCCAGTTCTCTGCAACTGCTGTTGCGCTTGGGTGCGTGCCGATTTCGGTTTGGCTTGCGAGCCGCGAGATCCAGCCTTCAAGGTTTTGGCCTTGGATGGCTTGGGCTTTGCTTTTGCGTCGGACGCCTTCTTGGTGCCGGTTTCGTAAAGCATGGCCTTCCTCGCTACCTTGACGAGAGTTGCATTGGTCAAGCCGGCAATGTCATCCTCGGTAAACCCCTCATTGAGCAGGTATTCGCGGATCTTTCCGGCCTCTGTCTGCGCCACCTTCGTATCACGCCACTCGGGGATGATGTCGGGCAGCACTTGGCGCTGCTGTTCAACGTATTGCACCCGCATCTGCTCAGCTCGCTGCTGTTGCAGTTGTGCGAGGCGCTGTTGCTCAGCATCAACGGCTTCCAGCTGGGCTTGTCGTTGCTCCTGCTGCTTTCGCCATTGGCGCTCTGCTCTCGCCGCCATCTGGGGGTCTGTTTCATACAGGGTGTCCCAGTCGGGTTCTTGCTCTGCCGCCATCTCAATGCGCTGGCGCAGGGCCGGCAACAGTTGAGCATATTGGGCACGCTCACGCTCAATCTCGGATTGCTCGGCCTCGAAGCCTTTGCGCAGCTCGGCGAGTTCCTGAGTTTTGCGTGTGTAATCTCGCTGGCGTAGGTGGCCGCGCTTCAGCTCCTCAACCGTAATCTCTTCTCCGTCGACCTCAACTGTGGCCGACAGCAGATCGAAGGATTGGTCTTCGTCGCCGTCGTCTTCGTCCAACTCGTCATCGAGTTCGTCCTCGGCGTATTCATCCTCGGACATTTCGGCTTCCGGCTGTTGATCGTCTTCGATCTCTTCGCCTTCGGCCTCTAGCGCATCAGTAGCTTCCGCAGTGTCCTCTTGGGGTGCGAGCATTGCTCTGATTGCATCTTGAGCGCTATACAGGTCAGTCCCCTGTGGGTTGTTGACGTCTGCCATCTCAAATCCTTTATATTATGCGGTCATTTTCCTCGTTTTTCAATGGCCGCATTATCTGCCATTGCACGCAGCGCCTGCTGAACCAGCTCAACGCCGCGCAGTTTCATGTAGACAGCCTCTCGGGCGCCACTATCGCTGGTGTTCGTAGCCTTGAACTCCTCCCAGCAATCCTGCTCGATCTCAGCCAAAAACCGCTTGAGATCTGTGTCTTCGAGGAGGCGTTTTGCCGCCTCCCCGTCGTCAATTACCTGCTGCTTAGTTTTCACGCGCAGCCTCCTTAATCACGTCAGCCTGCGCCTTCATTACCTCGCGGTCGATGGCCAGCTTGGCGCGGATCTGCTCGACGTTGAGCTGCGTGCCATACTTGGCCTTCATCTCCTCCGCCTTCACGTAGAGGTCGGCCTCCAGCTTGTCGCGCTCGCGGTCGTCGATCATCTGCGCCTTGCGCATCTCAAGATCTAGCTCAGCCGCCTTCTTCTGGATGTCGGCTTGGATCTGCTGGATCTGCACTTGGATCAGCTGCTCGTTGATGTCCGGCTTGTCGGCGTCAGGCGGCGGCTGGAACTGCGCTGGGTCGTTCCAGAATTGCGACGCATCCTTGAAGCCAGCCAGCTCGGTCATTGCCTTCAGCGTGTTCGCCAGCTTCGACATGTCGGTCAGCGGGTTCTGCTGACCCATGGTCGCCATGGCCTCTTTCTGCATCTCGCCGATCTGGCGCAGCATCATCATGCGCTCCTGATCGGTGCCGCGTCCGAGGCCGACGTTAATCACGACGTCCATGTTGGTGTTCCAGACGCGCGGATCGATCGGCACAAAGGCGTTCGACAGGCGCACCATGCGCTCGCGGTCCTGATGCGTCGTCACGATATCAAGGATCAGCTTATACAGGCGCTTCATGCCGGTCTCGGCAAAGATGCGCGCGATCAGCTCGATGTGCTGCTGAGCGGCGCTCACAGTGGCCTGCACGGCCGATGCGGTGCTTGACTGTAGTGCGCCGGCATCCAAGCCCGCAGACGCCTTGGAGATGCCTGTGCGGGCCTCTTTGACCTCGTCCATGTATTGCAGCACAGGAAATGCCTGCTGGCCAACGAACGGCATGGTCATCGGCTGCACTTGGCCCGCCGCGCGCTGGCGGATGATGGCGCCGGTCTCGGTGTTCATCACGTCGTCGACGTTCACCATGCCCTCAACGATCGCCACGCGGGGGTGGATCGACATGGCCAAGCTGTCCAGTGTGTTGCGCATGATCGAAGACTTGATGCGCTGGATGTCGGCCACAGTGTCGGCGACGCTCATGCCGAAAAAATCGTGCGGCTCGGGGTCGGGGCAGAAAGTCGCAAACGGGGCGATTGCGCACGGCTCGTTGGCGAGGATCTTTTTGCCGTCGCCGGCGGTGCAGATCTTGCGCAGCTCCGCGATGCCGTCCTGATCGTAGTCAACGCGGATGTAGCTCTCGACGTAAAGCACCTTCTTCATCGCTGGGTCGTTGCGCTCGTTCATC